AATCAGGAATTGATGTACCTACTGTATAATCAGCATCTGCTCCCCAACTTTCGTTAGTTAGCATATCACAATATATCTTTCCCCAATTTATGTTATTTGCCATATATAGTACAATTAGTTTTTTTTGTTTTTGTTATATAAGCTAAATACTGTTTTAACTTAATAACATTTTCTTGCTTTGGTTTATACTTCATAATACCCATCCCTCAAAACTTGCATCCTTGTCAGGATATACATCATCGTTTGAATTGGTATAGTATTCAGGGAATTTACTACTTGCGTTAAAACTCATATAATTAATGAATCTGTCGGTGTAGTATTGTGCTACATTTCTTTCTTTTTCTATTAAGAAATCAACCTCATCCTTTTCTACATTTGTAGCGTTCTCTGAACTGTGCTTAAATACTCCTTTGTTTGCTATTGTATAAGCAGCGAAAGGTAAATACTCAACCATTGCCCAATGTATTAACATAGGTTTTACGTGGTCGTTTACTAATGCTAAATAATCTCCTGCTAAAGTACTGCCTTCTATATCACTTTGAATTTTATTGTAAAGGTCAGTTCCTAAATAGTTTTGGATATGTATATCTTGTGCAATCTTAATGTATTGTAAGAACTTGTCAGTATCTACGTTACCATTAACGGAAGTAAACTTTACTAAATCCTTTCTTGTTATGAATAATGCTTCTGCCATTTCTTACTTATTTACAAATCCTTTATTAGGCATATCTACAGGTCGTTTAGCTACCTTTGGGTCATTAACTTCAGGAGTAAACCCTTCTTTCTTTGCCTCGTTAACACTTATTTCTGCATTTGGATTGGTAGCATCAGGCGTTACATTTTTTGCCATATACGTTTTACGCATCCAATAGTGATGACACGCTCCTCCGCCCTTATAAAACCAAATGTCGTAGGTATCTGCTCCACCTAATCCCCATCCTGCATTTACTGCTAAATTGCTCATTTGTTGAATATCCTCTTTGCGATATATCTTTGCAGCATCAACCATTTTCTTGCAAAACTCCCTTGAATTAGATTGTGTAGCTAATGGTGCATATTGGTAACGAACTTTAAATTTCATATTATCAGCTTCGCCATCTTGTTCGCTTTTAGCATTTGGTCTTGCACTTCCTGTACTTGCTAAACCAATCATTTTGTCTAATGCTTCTTCTTGGTCGTAATCAACTGGTCTTTCATCTACTAAATCCCACCCTTCTAAATCTTCTTCTTCTCCAAATTCATCTAAAAGGTCAAACATTTTTTTGTCATCAAAAGTAGCTGATAGTTTAACTCCTGTTTCTTCTTCTCTTGATTCGTCTGTAATTGCATTATCTGTTTCAATAAACGCTAACGGTTGAAGTGTTTTAAAGTAAAGTTTTAAGCTAATACCATTAACTGCTAAAATATCGTCTATATGCTCACAAATCAATTCTTGGTAAGGTTTTATAGTTATATTGTCAAAAAGTAAAGCAGCGGTCTTTATTTCGTCTGCATTTGAACCTAAACCATTGTTTTCTGTACGTATTCCTAAAAGCAATGGACTTGTTACCCTATGTGCTACAATTAGTTTAGCTGAACACTCATTAGATAAATATTGGTAGTGTTGGGGTGCATCGTTTAATGGAATGTCATCAACTGTGGTTTTACTTTCGGCATTGTTGTTAAAAGCTATAATTACTTTTTCGCCTCTTGCTCCTGTCAGCTTATGCATTACATCATTTTTGATTTGCATTTGCTTTTCACGGTCAGGAATACCGTTGTTAAAGTTGACTACCTTAGTTCCACTAAAACCATTCTGTACATCGTTAATTAAGTAGTCGGCTATTTCACTTTCTAATTCAGCATAAGCCAATCCACCTTGATAATCTACAGGGCAATAGTAATCATATCCTGATACGTATTTTTTTATAATTTTAATTTCAGGCTCTTTACCATTACCAAAACCAAAAGCAGCTATACGTTGAGGTTTATCACTACGTTTTACCTTTGCCCAATTAGGATGATAGTAATACGCTTCTATTTCCCCATTGTCGTTACATTTTTCTGCTCGTAATGTTTGACGTGGGAAGTGTTCAGCAGCTACAACTCTACCATTTTTGTAAAGCACTTGAAAAGAACCCTCACCTAAAAGTTTAAGGTCTAATGTTACTTTGCGTAAACAACTATCCTTAAAGATTGAACGCATTGCAGCATATTCATCAGGCTTTGAACTACTATCTAACGCATCAAGACCTTTACCGTAAATCATATTAGTAACCCCATTAATAATAGAGTTGTTTGTAGTTGAATTGGTATAAAGGTCTATCAGGTAAGAATAGTAATCATTGTCATCTCCATACTCTACCCAATCACGGTTTTTATCTTCGCTTATTTTAGGGCGGTTGTAAGAAGCTAAATTAACTATATGTAAATTATCCATTATAAAGTAATAAACTCGTTATCTGTATCATTAAAAATATATTCACTCTCGTTTACTGTGTAAGCTGGTAAATCAGTTTGGTTTGTGCAATATATTTTATCCTTAAATATTACATCACCACTACTCTTTATGGTTAGGTTATATGTAACATCTTGCTTTAGGTTAAAAGTAGCATTATAACGGTTATAATACAAGTTTTCGGTTATACTTGTAGTATTTACGTTATGCACTTCTGTATTAGTTGTTTCATTCACTATTGTAACGTTATAGGTGTTACCACTTGTAAAAGTTCTTGGAATGAAATCAATGTTTTGTGCCGAAGCACTTTCTTGTAATACTATCATATTTATACAATAATATTTTTTGTTTTTTGTTATAATAAAAAAGGGCAGCATATAGCCACCCTCTTAAATCAAATCAAATAAGATTTAGAAATCTGTACCTGATGTAACCGTTACTGTACCAGTAAGTCCTGCAAATGGGTTTGCAGATGTAGCACCATCTAAAAAGTTAGCAGGTTTTAATTCAGAAGCAGAAAGCGTTAAAGTGTACCCACTTAAATCACCCATTGCCGCTCCAGTTGAAATTGTTCCACCTGTTACTTCAGCACCGTGTTCTGCGCCCATTAAAAACGCATTTCCATTATAATCAGCCACTACAATATGCGGTCTGCCATAAGACATTAATTTTAATTCTTTGTGGTCTTCTTTACTTAATTTTTTCAAAGTAAGATTAAGAGTTTGCTCAAAGAAAGTCGTTCCGTTTTCTCTTGAGGAAGTGATAGTTTGTTCAAAACTACTATTTCCTTTTAATTCGTATTTGTAAGCAGTAACTGCACCCAAGTCATCAATTACGTCTGTATCGGTAAGGTCATAAGAAATTGTAATATCACCATAATCAATGAAATATACTTCTTTAATCCCTCCAACGACGTCTTTGCACGGTTCAATTCTACCTTTAGTTAATTCACAAGACATATTATTTTGTATTAAAAAAGGGTAGGCAGATTAGTTACCACCTACCCTCTTTAGTTAGTTATTTTTTTTTTAAGAATAAAGTACTATTTGAGAACCGATACCGTATTCACATCCAGCAGTAAATCTCATTACAACTCTTACGTTTTGAGAACCATCAATGTCAGCCATATCAATAACTTTAACTTCGTTGTGGTCAGCTAATAGACCAGTTCCAAAGTAAAGGTTAGATTTAAGGGCAGCCATAGCATTGTTATCTGCAAGACCATTAGCAACAAAAAGAGAAACACCATCAAAAGATAATGCTCCACCTTGCCACCACATAGTTCCTTTGTTATCAAAACCAGCAGCACCTAAATTACTTGCAAATCCTCCTAATGCTCTTACGTAAGCACGTGCGATGTTTTGAGAAACATAAATATTTAAATCTTCTTTTCCGTAAAGTTCAGAAGGAATAGCATCTACAATTTTACCTAATTCTGTAATTACGTTTCCTGCATTTACAGTAGTACCAGTTACGTCAATTACAGTTCCATCAGCAGTAGCTTTAGTTACAAGACCATCAAACTGACCACTTGTAGCAGTTGAACCTGCCCAGATAGATTGCTCAGTTCTTTGTGCAACTTTAGCTGCAACGTGAGAAATTAAGAAATCAGAAAAAGATGATGGAAGTGTGTCGTGAGCTGAATACCCCATAGAAATAGCTTCCCAATCGTTTTGAAAATCTGATTTACAAAGTTGTAAGTTTACTTGTTGAAATTCAGGTGTTAAAGTACGCTCATCAAGAGTAATTGTACTTGTAGCCGTGAAATCACAAGACGCATCTTTTACGATGTCATCTGTAGAGATAGTTTTGATTACCTCTTGGAATTTAACGTTAGGCTTTACTGTAAGACCTCCGTTTTCTAAAGTACTTGCAGAAAGCAAAGCTGCAGATATATACTGTCCTGCAAATTCACCATTATATGCAACACTTGCGTTTTGGGTTGTTGTTGTTGGCATTTTTTAATTATTTATTAGTTATTATTTTTTTTTACTTTTTAATGTTTGCAATTCTTTGTAAAACTCTATCCGATGTGCTTAATGCTCTTTTTTGTCCATACAGATTTAAGTTTACTTTTTCTTCTTTTTCAGGATTGTGAGTTACTTTAGCGATTGGTTCTTCAGCAGAAAGTTCTACTTCTTCTTTTACTTCTTCAGTTGTTTCCTCGCTTAATTCCTCTTTTACCTCTTCTTTGGTTTCCTCAACTTCTTCAGAACTCATTTCTTCTTTAGGCTCAAGCATAGCTTTGATTTCTTCAATCATTTTCTTAACCTCTGCAAGTTCCTCTTTGGTTGCATATCCCATTTCTTCCTCTGCTGCTTCAACTTCTTCTTCAGCAGGTGCTTCAGCAGGTTCTTCCGCTGCTCCTATAGATGCAATAATACCTTCTTCTTCAACTTTAAGCATTTCGCCATCTTCTAAAGTGTATTCGCCTACAGGTAGTGCTACTTTTTCATCTTCTGTTACAATGAACACTTCACTTCCTGCAGCGAAATTTTCACTTTCAATAACAGTTCCGTTTTCCAAAGTAGCTTGTGCTAATTTTACTTCTTGGGTTTCTTCATTTAGTTCCACTCCAAGAACTTCTTTTACTTTGTTTAACATATCTGTCGCTTTCATATTTATTACAATAAATTGTTTGTAAGGTTGTTGTGTTTTTAACGTCTATTTAAAACTTTAGCTACCGCCTCTGTTATATCTCTTGCACGATTTCTTCTACCCCCCGCCTGTGAGCGTGTCATTTTAACTTCTCTTTCTTGTCTTTGCAATTCTTTTATCATAGAAGAATCTAAAAAATCTTTATTTGCACCTCTTAAAAGTTTGTCATATCCTGAAACACTTGCATCTAATTCATCTAAAACATCATCTAATCTTTTACGTACATTAATTGCTATAGATTGTGCATCTCTTAATATTTTTTCTGCTTGTACAAGTTTTCTTGATTCTTCTTTAAAATTTTTAATTGCTTTATCAGGGTCTGTAAGTTCCACTTTTTGATTAGCTAACTTGGTAATTATCTTTTGTACGCTTGGTTTCATAGAAGTATTTTTTAATACAATTAATTATTTAACACTTTGTTATATTTTTATTCTGTTCCTGTAATGTTTCCTATGCCTTGTGCTTGAAAACTTCCATCACAACACTTTCTTGAATAAGTTTTACCATCTTTACAAAGGCAACCTCTACGGTCATTTTGTGGGCTTGGATTTCTTTCTTTTTCCATTAGTATAAACTTCCGTTTTGTGTTCGTTGTATAAAATATTCTATATCCCAAATAGTAGAAGTTCCACCGTGTGATTGGATATATAAAGATGCTCCATTATCTAAAAAACTTTGGTCTATATAGTATTGAAACATATTGTGAAACACTTGTGGTATTGCATTTCCTTTTATATATGCTAAGGCAATATCTAAATTTTCAATTATACCACCACCATTTTGAATAGATAGGTTTAAATGCGTTTGGTTAGCGTTTGGTGCTTGTGCTTTCCATTCAACAGTAATAATATAAACATCATTAAGATTTTGACCATATATTTTTTGGTTTGAACCATTCTCATAAAAATCAATAGAAGGATGACTTCTAACAACGTTACCCATATTATTTGGTAAAACAGTTAAAGTGTCAGCAACTAAAGATAATGGTGCTGCTGCTGTATATTCTGTATCAATATATCTTGCCCATCCTGCACTTGATATACTTTGTTGTGGATAAACTATTACGTTTCTTCCATTATGCCCCATATAAAGGGCGGAATCAGTGCGTAGCATTGCCCCATTCTCTATATTCACAGAAGCTACCTCAGCCTCCGTTGTGTCCTGAACGTGGACTCGATACGAACTATTTCTTGTTGTAGACATATTATTCTATTTCCCCTAAACCTTTTAACTTAGATTCTGTCCAATTAAGCATACTCTTGCCTCCCCATAGAAGATAACTTATTGTACCACAGGCATCTGGCTTACTAGGATCATAATATTCGGCAGCTCTACTTAAATAAGAGTAGATGCGTTTAAGAGTTGACACTGTGAATTTCTCTTTTCTAGCTAATTGTTGCCCTCTGACTTTACCAACCTGTGT